ATGAAACACATCACAGCGAAGCTCCAGACGCTCGACAAGCTCGGAACGGGGAAGCGATTCCGCAACATCCTCGCCAACTCCGGCGAAATCATGGAAAGCGGCGAGATTCGCGACCTCGACCAGCTCTACGTCATGACTCACGACGCGAAACTGGTCAAAATCTCTGACCTCGACACAGACCCAGAGAAACAGACGGAAAACTACTCAGTCAAAGCACAAGCCGACCACGGCGAAGTCCAAGGCGACTATCTCGTGCCAACGGTTGAGAAAGTATTCGGCGACTGCCGCGTTTGGCTCGAAAAAGACGGCCTACACGCTCGCATGTATTTCGCCGACGACCAAGCACTCGCAGACCATCTATGGCCAATCAGCGAGAACGCCAGCTACTCAATCGGCATCGACTGGTACCCAGAGGGCTACAACGGCACCGGCTATGACATCGAGGAGGGCATCGGAATCCTGCGCGAGATTTCGATGGTCGTGACAGGAAACGATCCGCGCGCTAAGACACTCGATCATCTACCAACCGAAGCAGAGGCTCAAGGGAGCGCAGAGGACGGCGATGATAATCAACCAACCAATGGAGATTCAACAATGAATTCGACCAAAGACGAACTGACTCCAGATGAGGGCGCAGCATTCAAGAGCGCACTCGCAGAAGTCGTCGACAAATTCACTGCCAACGTTCCAGAGGACGAAACAGAGCCAACCGCAGACGATGCTCCAGAAGCAGAAGCAGAAGAAGCACCAGCAGAGGCAGAAAAGACCGAAGAACAGGCAGAACAACCTAAAGACAAGGAGGAAAAAGTGGAAAACACTACCGCAGACGCGATGCCAATCATCGTTCGCGATCGCGTCGAACAGCCAATCGTAGAGCACAAAGCTGACTGGCTCCACAGCGAAGCAGGCCACAAGGCATTCGCTGATACACTCAGAAAAGCAGGTCGCCTCGGCGCATCTTTTGATGCTATGTGGCGCGAAGAAGCATCCAAGCACATGAGCTTAGATGGCATCACTGGCTTGCCAAACCCAGCACCAGTTGATCAGTATTTCGTCAACGCCCTCGAAAAGAGCGATGGCATCATCAGCCACTTCCAGTGGATTTCAGCTAAGAGCTTCCGCATCCATCTCATGGAATCCGAGAGCCGCGCAGCTGGCCACAAGAAAGGCGACACCAAGCAGAACCAGGCCGTCACTGATACCGTCCGCGATCTACTCGTAAAGATGGTATACAAACGCCTCGACCTCGATGCTGTTGAATTATACGAAAACCCACAGCTTATCGACTTCCGCTCCCAGGAGCTCGTTGACGCTATCATCGCCGAAATCGAACGCGCAGCATTCATCGGCGACGGTCGCAGCGCAGGCACCCCAGACCTTCGCATGTTCGACGGCACTCGTGGCTTCTACAGCATCCTCGCAGACTGCCAGGCAGGCAACGGCTTCGCTTCCAAATACGAAGCAGCCGCAGGCTCCAACCTATACGACGGCATCGTTGGCGCAAAGGGTCAAATCAAGACCGAGGGCGCACAATACATCGTCGCCGACTCCGCACTCATCACGAGCTTGCTACAGGCAAAGGCTAACGGCCAATACTTGGTACAGCCAGGCGCACGCGTTGAGGACATCCTCGGCGTTGAGCGCGTCTACACCCCATCCTGGATGACCGGCACTGGCGAGGCCTTCCTCGTAGTCAACCGCGCCTACAAGCATGGTGGCGAACAGGGCATCCGCGTCCGCCCAGACTTCGACACGGCAACCAACACGGACATCTTGCTCGACGAAACCCCACGCTGGGGCTCCCTCGGCGAGAAGAAATCTGCTGTATTGGTCACAATCGCAGAGTAATTGACGCATAAGAGAGGAACTAAGACATGACGCAAGACGAATACAAGCTCTGGACTGGCGAGGATGCGTCCAGATATACAGAAGAAGAATGGGCTAAAGTCGTAGCCGTCGCAGAGCTACGCCTAGCGTCATTCTTGTGCCTCGAAAAACTCCCAACCGACGAGGACGGCAACCTCTATGACGACATCGCGCAACTACTCGCGAACTTCATCGCAAGCGTAATCGCCCACGAGGGAACCTCCCCAACGGTTGAGAGCAAGCACGTCCGCAATTTTACAATCAACTTCAAGTCAGGAATCGCCGCCAACGCCTTCGCTCAAATCGCCCAACAATATGGCGACATCATCGAG